GGTTAAATGATTTCCTGTGACATGAGAAACAAAGGCTGATAAGGTTTTCATCGGATAGATTCTTTTTGTCGTAATCGACATGATGAATATCTAAGCTCTGACCATTTTCTTCCTCTGTCTTTCCGCACGACTGACATATTCTACCATCCCGATTTCTGATTCTTTCCTTGAGGATTATATTGAACTGGACAGGATAGGGAACAAAGCTGATTCCATCCTTCCATGTTGGGTTATTTTCCCCGACAGATTGATTTCTTACTTCGGGAATTGCCCACGTTACTAAATTGGTTTCCCTTATCTGTCTTTTCGTTTCCTCGGAATGTCGATAACCCGCCCGCGCATCTACTTTTTTCTGGATATGTTCAGCCGATTGCTTCAACCCGCTGTGCGCTAAAGAGTTTTTTAGTTTCGCTTCATCGGTATGATGTTTCCCGAACATTCCATGATTCTCGCCGGATAATTGGGGGCAGGTTCTACCCTTATTCCAAGGTTCCTGCCCCCTCATGTTATCTGAAAGTTTCTGCCTTACTTCTTCACGGTACTCTGGCGCCCATTCGGATCGAGTTTTGAGCATAGATTCAGTTCGTTTCCGAATCTGTTCCGGAGATTGTTTTCTCCCTCGATTCCCATGAACATCAAAAGGCGTTATAGAAGCAAAACACATTTTTATATCCCTCAGCGCGAAGCAAGCGTAACGAACGGAGATTGCGTTGCCGCCGTCGCCTGCTCGGGTGTGAACACCTTACTCCAAGCGGGCTGCCCATCGCATCTCATGACGAAACGATAATAGGTCTCGTCGGTAATGAATGCATAATGGATCGAAGTCGCTTCCTGAACACCGCCCTTTTCGATCCAGAGGTATTCTCCGAAATCTGCCAGGATGATGTCGCCGGCGTCGCCGAGTTTGCTGCAATGGTTACACGGAATGACCGGACGGCCAAACAGGGTGCCGTAAGGGGATGCACTCGCTCCACCAGCAGGCATGTAGACGGGAGATCCGCCCAAAGCTACCGTAATGCCCATCGTATAGAGCTGCGGTTCGATGGACTGATTGATCAGCCAGATTGCATTCGTCCGGCTGTCCGCGTACATCCGCGACCACATATTGACGATATTCGGGTAAAGGATAGTGTCGGCAAGCTGTCCGAGTTCAGCGCCTACCGTCACCAGAGCACCGCTGTTGAGAACGCCCAAAGGCTGTCCGGCACCGATGCCCCGTATGACCTGCTTCTCCGCCTCTTTGACCAGGGCAAGATTCGAGCCGGTGCGAATAAATGCTTCCAGTGTGACCTTGTCATTGAGCAATTCGTCGGTCGTCGGAACAACGACGGCGAGTTTCTTCAATTTCAGGATCATCTCCCGGAACTTCGGGGAGCTGGTTGATTTCGTTCCTGCTTCCGAAAGCCAGTAAGCGATGATTCCACCAAACACACCCGCGCTTTCCGTATCGTCTGCTGCTGCCGGAATGGTGATTGAATTGCTATTTGCGGAAATCGGGAGTCTAGTCAGCCGGGGAAGAATCTGTCCGGTTGAGAACATCCTCTTTTTAATATCGGACGCATAATCCATCTGGAGCGCAAACCCGCCGTCAGCCGGGGAGCCTTCGCTCATACCGGCGGGTGCGCGAAGTTTACTGTCAACGCCCCGCGACGGATCGGTTGCATACCTCGCGGCAACAAGCGCATCGCCGAATGAAGCGAACCGCTGATCCTTCGGGGGAAGACCGGGATATTTCGCTTGCAGTTCGTCCAATGCGGGGTCAATGTTGGGTCGCACGCCGTCGCTCATCGGCCTCGCGAGCCTTTCGCGGACAACCGCCTCCCTTTTTTCCAGTTCGAGCTCTTCCGTGTAAACGGATACATCCGTCATGAACTCGCCAAATCTTTTCCGTTCATCCTCATCGAGATGGCGCCCCTCGGCCTGTGCCTTGTTTTTCATGGCCTCACATTCAGCCATCCTGCTCTGAATGAGTTTGGTTAATTCGATTGTTCTGTCTAAAGATTGCATTTTAAAAATCCTCCTATAGCCACTGCTTTTTTAGATTGTTGAATTTTTCCTCGACCTCTTTAAACTGATCGAGTTCTTCCATCGTCCTTTTCTGCTCGGTTGACGGGTCGGGCAACATCAAACCGTCAATCATGAATTGACCCGCACCGCGCAGTCCTACCGATGTCGTTTCATAAACCGCATAAGGGACCAGAGAGATTTCAAAAAGCGTGGCCTGTCTGACGTTCCGCACATACTTGCCATCCTCCAGGGTTAAATCCGGTTTGACATCATCTTTGAAACTGAAACTCATGTTGCTGTAATCCCCGCGCTTGATCGAGGGGAGTAAGTCTTTGGCCCAGCCTGATTCCGGGGGATCATTGATAAAGTTCACGCCTCTCTCATCTTCATTCAGTTGCAATGTCCCCTTTCTCGTCCGGCCAAAGATATATTTTAACTCGTGATTCCAGAGCATCATCACGTCGCGTCCGCTTTCCAGAGACTTTCTGAAGGCTCCCGGCAGGATTCTTTCTTTCATGTCCGACATACCCTGAATCGGGTTGTTGCTCAGTTCTCCGTATGGGATCGCCAGACCCCGGAGCCGCACTTCGTTGCGATCTTCCTTTGAGAATCCGATTGTGGTGTCAAACGAGCGCTTTTCCAGACCTGAGTGCTGTTTGTGATGCTCGACCCACTTCTCGGCCTCGTCAATCGACCACTTTTCGGGGTCAAAACGGAATTGTCTGATATGGGCAGGGCCGTCGGGATCGCTTTTGAGTTTCCCCGCAGACACCTGAATTCCCTTCTCAGGGAGGAAATTTTTTTCCTCAAACGAAACGAAGTCGCCGTCGTCTTGCATCGGTATCTGATGATATTTATTTTCTGTCATAGGTCATTCTCCTCATGCTTGTGCCTAAAGATGGTTCCTTCCAAATTCTCTATTTTGGTTCTGGGTATAGTAATCCGCCCATTCACAACGGTTGTGACCATTGTCAATTCTTTTTTCGTCCCGGAGGCATCCGCAACTTTTTGTATTTCCTCTCATTAAATTAGAGGATGAAGCAATAATTCCCCTTCCACAGTCACACTTACAAAGCCAAATTGCCCTGCCGAACCTCTCTCTTCCATGAAGAGATAAGGCAACCAACCTGTCGAATCGCATTCCGGTGATATCTTTAAGAGGAGGCATTAGATTCTCCCTTCTTGTTTTTTAACTGCATCTGAATAATTTTCCCTTCTTGCTGTGCATTGCTCTCTACCGGAGCATCCTGGCCCAGTGGAATCATATTTAATGGCCGCAAATAGGTATCCCCGCCTTCTATTAATTCCAGATTTTCCAATTCTCTGATATCGTTTGGACAGAGCCAGCCGTTCTGAATGCCGGCAGTATAAAAGGCGGTCCTTGCCGCAGTATCCCCCCGGAGGAGACCCTCAAGCCGATGCTCTACAGTCACGTCATCTTCAATGATTAATTTATTTTGGATTGCCTGTTCGATCCGGACGCACCAAGGCCGGAAAGTGTAAATGACGGCTTCAAGGGACTGCTGTTCGATGTTGTTATTTGTCGATCTCTCAAGGTCAAAGATCATGTGAGGGGCGATATTAAACCATCGGCAAACCTCAGTAACTGAAAACTTCCTTGACTCTAAAAACTGCGAATCGACTTGACTTATCGAAACAGGCTTGAATTTCATTCCCTGCGCCATAATACCAATTAATTGGGATTTAGAAACGCCTCCATAGGCTGCATACCAGTCTTCGCGTATGACTTTTCTTTGTTTGTCATCAACAAGTCCGTCAATTTCGATAATGCCCGACGGCGTTGCGTTGTTGCTAAAGAACCGCGCGGAATACTCTTCATACGCTAGACCTGTTGCAATACCTTCACGCGCAAGTGAGATTACTGAGTAACCTATCGTTCCATTGAAGCCCAAACCGGCGATATGAAGTATCTCCCAGGGCGGAAAATTCACAGGTTCGCTGGAATCCGTCATGCGGTATTGATAAACGAGAGGCCCGTTGGTGTCGGGGCGCTTGACTTCCATTCGAGAGGGGTCAAGTGGCCAGAGGGCAATCGGTCTGCCCATCAAGTCCTGCTGGATGTGACAGTAGCAATTTCCCCAGAGGAGAAGGTGCGCCATAAGTGCTTCCCACATCTGCATTCGGGTCTGTTCGGGATTCGGGCGGTGGTGTAAAATGGAGTAAAGCGGATGTTTTAAGTCCCTTTTCTTGCCTTTTTCGCCTTCCCGGTAGGTAATAAGGGGTAAAGAAGCGATAGTTCCGGCTATTTTTATGACTGCTGCAAAGACGGGAGAGAATTTCAGGGCGGTGCTTTCGTTTACGCTCACGCCTGCGGCTGTCGGGCTTTCAACTCGCGTGTACCAGTAGTCATCAAAGACTCCTGGCCTGGCGGCTCTATCTTCCTGCCCAGAAACGACAACATCTCTAACATTCGGCGTCAACCACTCGCCGATACGGGTTAAAACTGACTTCTTTGCCGTGATAAGGGCCATTTACCGCATACCACCACCATGAATTAGAGATTTCTATAGTGCATATCAAATCATTCTTGCTTTGATGGGATTGTGACAGGTAGAAAAGAATATTTCAACGACGCGGATAGACGCGGATGTAACTGTTTGCCTACATTTATTCGTCGGGCGGAGTGGATTCGATTTTTATCATATCATCACGGCGAATCCTGAGAAGGCCCCCAGCTATTTTCACAGCATCAAGTTTCCCGGTTGCAATCCATCCGCGAACCGTTCTGACCTTTACAGAATAATAGGCCGCCACTTCATCAGGACGTAATAGAGTTTTATCGGGCAGGTCGGTCATGATTCCCTCACTTTATGGGCTTTTTACACTCCAAGCACACCAACACCGGCTGCTGAGCGGTCAATTCCTGCCCGGTCGGACTCACCAACGCACTCACGGTATAAAGTTTAATCGCCGGGGTGAATAGTTCCGATCCACACTCACAGACTTTCGGAGTCGCGTTCTTTAAGTCAACCTGGATCTGCTGGCCCGGTT